CTCATTACCTGCTGGCTCTAGTTCTACTAGAGGAGGTTTCAAGATTGGGTATAGTGAGAGTGGTAAGAACTACCCCGTCGAAGTTTCATCTGAGAAGATGTATGTCAACGTCCCTTGGACAGATACAAACACTGATACCAATACAACATACTCTGCTGGTAGAGGTCTTGATCTAAGCGGAACTCAATTCCTACTAGAGACCGATCTAAGAGATAGTATTAGTTACATTGGTTATGACAGTAATGATTATATCCATTGGTCAAACAACTCCTACTGTAGAACAGTAGTTGCTGGGACAGAAAGATTCAGGGTAAATACTACAGGTATTGATGTTAATGGTGTTCTCGTCGGGAGCGCATTCAGGACCGATGCTAGTAGCACAAGTTATAGTTTAATAACAAGAAATACAGGGGCGAGCAACTATGTCCTATATGTGCAGTCGCCCAACTCAGGAGGCACTCAGAAGATAGCTACATTTAGGTATGGTAGCGCGAGTGCTGGTGGGGGAGTTGAAGTGATGAAAATCGCTAGGGGGAGTGTAGACATTGGTAATAGCACCAGCACTTCTAACTTGACAGTTAGCGGACATATTTATGGATACTCTAAAAATTTCTCAATAAAACACCCAACCAAAAAAGGTAAAAGATTAATACACTCCTGTATTGAGGGTCCAGAGGTTGGTGTTTACTTTAGGGGGAAGGGCGAATCAAGCACGATTGAGATGCCTGATTATTGGGGTGGCTTAGTTCACATTGATTCAATGACGGTAGAACTGACAGCCGTCGGTCCGAATCAAGATCTTTATATTGAAGCTATCGCGGATGACGGGGAAGTTACTGTAGGATCAAATACAGACACGCCACTCAATTATTTCTATGTTGTTTATGGAGAACGTAAAGACATCGACAAGCTAGAAATAGAAGTTGAAGACACAGGAAAAACCGAAGACTCAGAAGAACCCATTTCAAATTAAACAAAACAGAACCATGCCAATAGAAAATAAAACACCGCTGACATTACCAGCCAAACCTGAAAAAACACTCTCGCAAACTTGGGTATCATCGTTAACTGTAAATGTGCCATCTGGATTAGATGGGACAGTTTATATGCAGCTCCGTCCGTGCGATGCGGCGACTGGGGAGATTGCCGATGAGAAATTTTCTAACAACTTGTGCGTCGATTTCTGGGAACTCATTGCAGAAGTCCCTGAAGCCGCAGCAGCAATGCAGTCCGTATTTGATGCAGTTCCCGCTATTGAAGCTTTTTATGAGGCTAAAATGTCTGGGACACCGCAGTAGTTTTTGATTTAAAACCTTGAAATCAAAGGTCACTACGCATAATTTTGACGAGTATGAAAACAATTGAATTCACCGACGAAGAACGATCAGCACTAATTCAGCTTATTGACCTCGCAGTTCAGAACCCAGCAGGGGGAGGACTTAAGATAGCGGGCGTAGCTAATTTCCTTGCTGGAAAATTAGCCGACGACCCCGCAGAGCAGGGACCAGCCCCAGAGCAGGGACCATCAAATCTAGAACCCGTTGAGGTAGTTGAAGGATTTGATGGCGGAGGCAAACAACTAGAGTAATGCCCGTATCTCGGAATCAACCCAGCCCTCAACGGCAGTCCGTCCTCACATTCGTATCGCCGAATGTGCAGGATTTATTGTTCTTTGAAACTGTTGACGCTCAGAGGGTTGGGAAAGTTCCTCCACCATACGGCACAGCACACCCCGATACGGTTAATTATCCGAACCACATATTGGCATATGTTAAGCAAGCTGACCCAAGCGGGCAGCTTTATTTTTACTACTACGTTAATAGTCGGTCTTCACAAGATGAGTATAATTTTGAGTTCTCCCAAGCAAGTTTGGGGCAGACTAAGTTTGACACTGTTACTAGAACTTATGTAGAACTAAGGTCCGAATTCACAGAGGATTCTACAGCCCATGCAGCAGGGGCTGACATGCCCGTTGCCCCCACCTCCGCTAATTTTGAGGGAAAAGGTTACAAGTTGGTTTCCCGTGACCAGAAAAGAATAGGCGAACAAGAATTAGACGGCGTCTTTGTTGTGGAGCAGAGAACATATTATGACTTCACCCCGATTAAGACAATATCGTGGGATAATTTATCTCAGTATAACTTAAAACAAACAGTAACCTACCACTACAGAGGGGAAAATATATCCGAATTGAACTCTCAAACTGGTTTTGATGGTAGTGGAAATGCTGTCCCTATCACCATTGAGGCTTTATTTGGTAAAACAAATGCTAGATATTGGAAGGCCCAAACTAATGATAAGCCAATAAGCCCTAGTGCCAACGTAAGAGTAGCTTCTTATCGGGAAGCCAGACAACTATCTACTGATTGGTTTGAAGTAATAAAAAAAGAAACTGTTGCTGGTAACCCCCAAGGGACTGTGGTTAATGGTGTGGGGCAGATAGCAGTTAGTAGTTATAACACTGCCATGAACCACACTTTCCCACCTGTTCTTAGTGACATTAAGGTTGTAGCTTGGGAAAAGCATGACGGTCAGTTAACTACTTTTGTAGAATACGTTATGGACCCTGAAGCGTTTCGGGGTTCTTGTAATACAAAAGTTGATGTGACTTGGTCTGCTGGCCCACATGCTGGACTCAATGTTCAAAACTTCGAACCGAAATCAATTCAATTCGGAACACCGTATGTTGAAATAAACATCCCGCCTTGCTTGATGGGTGGGGGTGTTTTAAAGGCTTCTTCTGGGACTGAAGATCCAGTATATAAATTTACTACTTACGAAATAGAATTACCCACTACCAACCCATCTAGTATTCCCGCGACACATGTCGCTAGGGATACTCAAGAGCCAGCTAGGGGAGGTTATATGAGAACTAAATGGACAGTTTCTAAACCGTCTTCAGGTGGGATGAGCCAACCCGAATTTGGTGGATATACATTAGAAAACAACACGGGAGAATAGAGAAGAATGTCTAATAAAGATCCTTTTTCTGATGTTAGTAAACGTAGAGAAACACGCTTACAAGCTTTTCGTGATTTCTTTTCTGGTAAAAAATCGAAACCCAAACTCGGGACTTCAGATGGTAAAGGACTTGGGACTTCAAACGGTAAAGGACTTGGGAGTTCTGGGGGATTAAGCTACGGTAGCCTTGAAGAAACTAGAAATCTACTTGACGCAGATGAAGTAAGGTTATCCCCCGTCCACGAACACGTTGCTGACGCTGAAAATATAGTTGGTGAGGCAGAGTTCCATCAAGCCAGACCATTTTCAGACAAGAAGGGGCAGAGAGTAGCAGGGGAATTCATGCCTTACAGAGAAGAGCATGAACCATATGGCTTAAGAGATGATGGGATTATATGTATTTCGAAAGCATATTTATATGAGATACACCCCACAAATGAAACTTTAATAAGGCATGAATTATCTCCATTGGAGATTGGTGTTGGGGGTTCGGGTGTTGTTTACAGCACGTATAAAACTGACGACCACGGTAAGGTTAAAGTTGAAGAACCGGAAGAAGAGGGGGGAGAATCACCACCAGCTTATATATTAGGGTTTGGTGGAGAATTACCCCCCAATACTGATTACGTATTGCCTGATGAATCTGGCAGTGGCTCGGACGGTGAATACTACATACCAATATGTTACATAAAAGATAGTAAGTTAGAAGCGAAGCAATTTCAAGATGGTCGGCAAGCTCTGATGAGGGGCGCTTTAGAGGGGCATCGAGGCCCGTTGTGGTGGATAGCTGGATACGACGCTATAAAAAATGTGGGTGTTGGGCAGAACGTGTATAAGAATTACACGGAAGGAGATGACTTTAAAAATCTTAGGCGTATAAGTGAACTGGGGCAGGGGCGAAATTGTGATGGTGACAATAAAGTTTCAGGTTTACCTCAGGTTCAAGTAAATACTTCTGGCGATACTATAAATGTTCATGGCAACCGGTATAACAAGACTTGGAAAGTAGGTGATAAGAAACAGGCGATCATCGAAGATGGGCTTGTTCGCTGTATCAGTGACTTACAAGTAGAAAATCTGGAATCTGTAAGTGTATTTGCTCCTTCAACAACTAACCCGACCTTAACACAAGTGGCGAAAATACCTACTGCCACACAAAAAAGTAACGCCTACGCTGGTGGTTCCTTGAATAATTCGATGTGGGCAGGCGGGGCTACAGCCGCTAATAATGTAGTAGTTGCGGCTGTTGTAGAAAATGACTATGTGCGTGGTGGAACCGAGAATGTTAACATGATTCAAGGAACTCCGCACACCACGATGTGGGCAGGTGGGGCTACAGCCGCTGATAATGTAGTAGTTTCAGCTAGTGTAGCTAATGATTATGTTCGTGCTGGGACCGAGAATGTTAACATGATTCAAGGAACTCCGCATAGCACGATGTGGGCTGGGGGAACTGAACGGACGCTAGATTGGGTGGAGATTTGTGTGACAAGCGGGTCAACTTCCAGCCCATCTTCAACTTGTTACTGGGTTCTAGGTTATCCTAAAGATGAACAACCTTCCGCACCTGATGAAGTTATATACGTTGATGACCCTACTCAGGTAACGGGAGTTACGGGTGTTGTTCAAGTAACGGGTGTAGTAAACGCAACCACTACTGGAGCTGGTGTTGAAAGTAGGATTTTAGGACAGGGAATTGTGGGGACAAACATCACTCAAGTAACAGGAGTTGCGAGTGTTGTTCAAGTAACGGGTGTGGTAAACGCCACGACTACTGGAGCTGGTGTTGAAAGCAGGACTTTAGGACAAGGAATTGTGGGGTCAAACATCACCTCAGTAACTGGTATCGCAAGCACTTCGAGTTCACCTCTAGTTTACGTCCCTGTGGTAAAAGAATTGACTGGCGTAACAGTAGTTAATGCTACTCATACCGTAGATGTGTTGAGTTCCAACGGTGTGACACAGAGATTGGTTAAAGAATCTACCGGAGATGGGTGTTCTTCTTGCCCGACAGAGTAATTACCCCTGCCTTGACTGATTAAGGATATTAAATTAACATATCCTTATGGCTACTCTTACCGTAGCGGGGGTAGAAGAAGCCCTCTCTAAATATAAAACCGTAGGTTCCTCATTTATTCAGGAACTTAATCTTGTCATGCCCCGACTTTATGCAATGGGCATGTGGCGGGATTTACTATACGAGACCACTATTTCAACCACGGATGGTAACTTCACACTACCTGATGATTCAGAGTCTATTGTATCTGCGTTGATTGATAACGACCCTGTTAGGGCAAAAGCACAATTCCATGACTATAGAATTACTGGGAGAAATAGAGATGGTTCTACTCTCTACGGCTTTGGTTTGGTTGATGATGGGTTCGCCCCGTCAGTAAACGAGCTTGAAGCATCTAAAGCCTACACTATCAGCATTGAACCCATCTCCCCCGCGACTAATATTCCACGAACTTCGACTAACTTTATTACCATAACAGGGTTAAATAACGCCACCACCCCTGTTACGCAGACATACAACCCTAATCTAGACACAGTTTCAAACAAAATTACTTCAGGATCAGTGGTGTTCACTAAGATTACTGAGATACGAAATGGAGATTCATCATTACCTAGCCCTGTTAAAATAACGGCGGTGAATGTTAATGATACATCAGATACGCTTGAATTAGGAACGGTTCAAGAAGCTAACAAAGTTAATAACTTTCGAAGATATAGGTTGGGCAATGACACTACAAACGCCACTAAGAAAACAATTAGAGTCTTGGTTAAGCGTAGGTTCAAAAATCTCATTAACAGCTTCGATGTCGTAAGACCAAGCAACCTTAATGCTGTCAAACATGGTTTGTTAGGGACCGTAGCAGAAGACAATGCTGATTTGGAACGCGCCAACTACCACTGGAATGTGTGCAAACAACTTTTAGAAGAAGAGCTAGACGCTTATAGAGGGTCAGCTAAACCCGCAGTCAACTTTGATCCAACTGGATCTGGTTCGAGAATACCTAACGTAATGTAACCATGCTAAATTATATCCTAGAAAACAAAGAAAGCCTTATTTCAATTGCCACTGCTGTGGTGGCTGTCGCATCCGCAATTTGCGCTCTGACCCCCACACCCAAAGACGATGGGGTTGTGCGTAAGCTATATGCTGTTCTTGAATGGGCTGCTCTCAATATTGGGAAAGCTAAGAAATGATCAAAGTAATCACAGCGGCACTTTACGCTTACGTATCCTATGTGAAACTAAAACACCGAAGATTTGTTTATGAACTGGAAGATGAAATTGATGAGCTTGCTGCCGATGGTAGCCCTGCTGCAAAGCTGCGGCTTGAGCGGATCGCGAAACGCCTCCACCGTGAACTCAAGCGCACTACATGATCCCCCCACGATCACTCTAATTGAAGGCACTCAATATAGTTTTGTCGAAGGGGTATTGACGGGTCGGCAACTACATAAATTTCATAGCGATTACAGCTATAGGAGAGCAATTATTATTGGATCAAAATGATGAAAGATAGTTTACTTATGCCCCTTATAGGCGCTGTGTCACCAACAATAGGAGTCATCTTATCATATCAAGATCAACTCGAATACTGGCTCCGTATCTTATCTCTTGCTGGAGGTATCGCGGTCGCTGTTGTGACTATATACAAAATGCTTAAAAAATGATTGGGTTAGCCATTGGACATTCGAGGAGAGGAGATAGTGGAGCATACACTGTTGGTGATGACAGTGTGAGTGAACATGAATTCAACTCGAACTTAATGCCTTTGGTAACTCCACTTCTCAAAGTCCCTTACAAGATCTACGATGACTACGGCGCATCGAGTTATGTGGGCGCGATCAACAACGTATCGAGACGGATGCGTAAAGATGGAATTGATGCCTGTATCGAGTTCCATTTCAATGCTGCTGGACCAAAAGCCACGGGCCATGAATGGTTGCATTGGGAATCAAGTAAAGGGGGTAAGGCTTTAGCATACAAGATTCACGAATCAATGGTCAGCGAATACCCTGAGTTAAAAGCTAGGGGGGTTAAGTCCCGCTCTAAGGGTAGTAGGGGTTCCATGTTCCTACGAAAAACTCCCTGCTATGCGTGTATCGCGGAACCTTTCTTTGGATCAAACCGAAGTGATGTCGCTTTAATTCGATCTGACTTGAGTCGATTGGCATCTGTTTATGCTAACGCTATTAATAACTTTTACTCCGATGAGGATACCTAAAAGTTTACGTGTTGCTGGGCAGACTGTAAAAATTGTTCAAAGAGATTTAAGTGATCAAGATCTTTATGGTTACTTCAGCCACGATCAGAAAGTGATAACGATCCATAATGATCTCAGTGATAAAGATATCTTAGAAACATTAAGACATGAGTTGATGGAGGCGAGCTTATGTATTTCAGGTGTGGGTTTTTGTGAAACATTTGAGCAAGAAGCCGTTGTTCGATGTATGGAAGAAGTCTTCTTCCCCGCATACGACAGGTTAATTAAACGAACTATTAAAGGATGAAACGAAAAAAGCTACCCCCTCAGTTTACTAGAACTAAGGGGATGCTTATCTTCACGCCTAACAGCGACGATATTAAAGAAGCGTTTGAACGTAGCGAAGACTTGGGGGTTCTTCCAAATTCATTTACAAGGGGGGCTGGGAGAATGACAGGCTTTATCGGGGAGGTTGCTTTTGAAAAGCTGTATCCTGAATCCTTATACGTGGGTAATAAATTATTCACCCATGACTATGTTCTGGGAAAAAGAACTATAGATGTTAAAGCTAAGGGATGTGCGGGGAAACCCCAACCCCACTACACAGCATCAGTGAACTGTGCAGAGGGGAAGAAGTTAGGAGCTAACTCATACTTCTTTGTTCGTGTCCGTAAAGATTTCTCAATGGCTTGGGTTCTGGGTTGGGCTACAGGACTCAAGATTCAGAGATCAGGGGAATTTAAAAAGAGAGGTGATTTAGATGACTTTGGTTTTAAATACAAAGTGGATGGATACCACTTACCTATTGCAGCACTGCGCCCAGCGAACTCTCTGTAGAGTCTTCGAAGTCGATATCGAAAGGCTCAGTGACATCGATCACCCAGACCTTACCACTTCCTTTTCCAACAGACTTTATGGGTCTTATACCGTTGTTAGATTTACCAGCATCTTCTAGATGCGCTAACCCATTACGGACGAACTCTAGTTTATTAGAAGCTCCTAGCGCCCTACCATTATTGTAGGTATGGATCGCTACTTGGAATTCAGTAATAGTTCCCCGCCACTGCTTCATCCTATCGTTCTGTTCTCTACAAGCTTTAGAGAAGAAGTCGATTAGTTCGGCTACTTGAGATCTACTTGAGTTATCATAAGCCGCATAAGCAATACTATTGTCAATGTAGCTCTTAACTCCAAATCGATCATCGTCGAGAACCTCTTCAGGCGGTTTCCATTTCTCTAACCAAGCTAGGAAGTGGGGTAGCTCCTTATCGAGTATATCTTCTAGATCGTATTTCTTAGGGAACTTAAACGGCTTGGGGCAGATCTTGAAAGCCATCAGCTTATCTCGGTTACTAGAGTCCAGTGTTGGGATAACGCTCATACTGTTTGCATCATCGTTGAGGCTAACGATAATCCTACCCGCCCAAGGGAGAGTTACAGCGTCTGAGAATTTAGCCATGAACTCTATTCTTGGGTTAGCTACACCACGTTTAATTAGCTCGGTTGCTTTCCGTTGATCTTGGAATGAAGCAGCACTTACGGTATCATCGATAACCCAAGCAGCGGCCCTCCCTAAGTCTTTGTTAAACTTAGTTCCTCCCGAAAGATAATCACTAGCATCAGCATAACCGCCTACAGCAGCAGAGATAATCTTATTAGAGAGTAGGGTCTTACCCCTTTTAGCGGGACCAACTAGGATACAAGCTTGCCCCTGATCTTCTCGATTATTGATAACCCCCGCATAGAATCTCTGGAACCAAGCAAAGAAGTAATACTTCGCCCGAACGTCCGTGGAGTCTACGAAGAACTGATCGAAGAACTTATTGATCCAAGGCCACTTATCGAAGTCACCATCTTCCGCTGCTAAGATTGGTTCGATGCTAGAACTATTAAGGATTCTTAGACCATTAAAACTAACGACACGCTTATCCCTTCTGAAAACAATTGGAGCGATTTCATTAATTCTATTTTGGTTACTAATGACTAGGATGGCATTCTCAACCTCTGAAATGTTATCTCCTTTCTTAGCGCGTTGTTTAAAGCCGCGCTGTTTGAGTTCTAGGACGAGTTGATCTCTTGGAATTGGTTGTGCGATCTTGTTAAGGAGTTTAAAGAATTGCCTTCCGTTAAACCAATACTCATCGAGTAGATTGCCCATCTTCTCTTCTTCGTATTTCTTAACGAACTCTTTACCAAATATGTCTCGCCAAGTTTTCCAACCTTCATCTCGATCTGAGTAGACGATGCAACCATCTTCAAATACCTGACAACCTTCTCTATCAATCCCATCATCAATCCAAAACAGTGGACCTCTAGAACCTACTTCCAAATCACCTACCCACCTATTGGGGAATCTCTTATCAACTTCTTGTGCAATCTTTTCGATTGGTATCGAAGTCTCCTTAGATTCAGGGGGATTATTCTGGGCCGCTTTTATCAGAGCAGTCTGGACAACAGCAGGCGGGACAAGCCCACCAAGGGGAGTCCAATCTTTCCCAAGCTCAAAATACTGAGAAGGATTTTCTGATTTAACATCATAGCCTGCGAATATTTTGTTGAAGTTAATGGACGACTTCAATTCATTAAGGAAAGCTTTGTATAAGAAATCTGGAATAGATATGGGTTCTTCGAATTCAAACACAATTCTTATGTAACCACTTTGAGTCTTAGACCTCCACGAAGGCATACAACCGACACACTTAGCTGCGATTGTATTATCAACATCCAGCCAATTTACCGGAGCATCGTAATCCGCTGCAATTCCATGAACTAGATTTACTTTATTATCACCTTCTATTCGAGCGTTCGGGGCTAGTCCTTCCGCTAGGCTGTAGAAGCAATGCTTTGTTGTCTGCTTCCCGCACCATTCTCTGTATTCAGCTTTTGACTTAAAAGTAGGTTTCGGATTAACCGAAACTTTAGACATATCGTCACACGGTGTGCATTTCTTTGATCGTAAATTTTCAATGTATCTGTATTTCATTTTTCATAGCGTGTTAGAATTGACCCTTCAGCAGACAACGGTATATCAGGAATCCATGCCGGAGGTTCGGACATAATTTCTATAACGTCAGCTAAGTCTTGCTCGGCGAACTCTACCGTTGACTCGATCACCATCTCGTCATGGACATGCATAATAATTTTATGTCCGGCTTCTTCAACACGCAGCATCATGTCGGAAAATATATCCCTAGCTAATGCTTGTGAAGCATTCTCTGCTACTAATCCACCCCATAGGCGGACGGGTAGGACTTTTCCGTGTCTAGGAATCCCAGCTATGAAGTGCAATCTCCCTGAATCTGCTTTAGATATAAGAACACCGTAGTTAATAACTCTACCACTTGGTAGATCTACGCTAAACTCTGTTGGTATCTGCTGACTAGCTTCGTGAGAACCTTCAATTTCTGAGTTATACTTAGACCACAAGGTTTTAACCTTCTTCATTTTAGACCTGTATTTCTTAACTCTCTTATCAGCTTCCTTTTCGGATATGTTAGACATCGAAGCAAAGCGCCCCGCACCAGCACCATACCCACAACCTAGCACCATCCCTTTTACAGAGTGTCTTAGTTTGGGGTGCTTCTTGAAGGGTTTATCTTCTTCATCTGGGTTCCACATTCCAAACCGTATTGCAAACGCTTCGTAGATGTCATCAGATTCTTTGATCTCCCCCAGCATTTCTTTATCGTTTGCGAGCCAACAAAGTGTTCTCACTTCAATCTGAGATAGGTCAACAACGACGAGTCGTTTAAATTTGTGTGGTTTAATAAGGTGCCTAAGATTCACCCCAAACATTTCTTCTCTAGGTAAGTTCTGTAGGTTTAAATTACCACCCGAACCACTGAACCTGCCAGTGTGCGCCCCAAAATACATGCAGCCCCCATAGTAACGGGAGTCAGACATAGTAGCATTATCGAAAGCTTCCAGCTTCTTCTTTAGAGAGTTTATTCTTCTCCAGTCTTTGACGGCTGAAACCCACTTATGCTCTTTGCTGTGATACTCTACCCATTCCTGAGAGTCCTTATCAGTTTGCGCTAAACTAGCTGGAGGCTCTATACCAACAAGTAGGCATTGAGAATTAAATGCTGCTCTACTTAATAATGGCTTTTCCCCTAACCAAGGAATATTCTCTTCAGCTTCAAACAAACGAAGTTTGATTGTTTCGAGTTGGTTCTTCAGTAGGTCTAAGTCGATTGGTATTCCACGTTGAACAATCGTCCTATTCAAACGACTAATACTCCTTTCAAATTCAGGCCACTGATCTTCCAGACTATTCCATAAGCGTAAGCAAAGCACACTATCTTTGATAGCGTAATCGCTTACTTCTTTCTGGAACTCTTCACTCATATCGCTCCAGTTTTTCCCCGACATATTGTCACGGGTAGATTTATCTACTTGGATGTCATAGAGTTTAGCAGTAGCTCCTTTTAGTGATCTGGGGAGTTTGCAATAAGCAACTAAGTCTGCTGTGCAGTGCCATTCTGACGGAGAGCAACTATCCCACCAACCCATTGAAACACCATATAAATAGAGCGTCTCATCAAACGAGGCGTTGTGCGATAGCACGATGTTGTCATCCAACAAAGACCAATCAAATTTTTCGGGGTGTCCAACAAAAGTTAAACCGTCCGAACCAACTACGCTCACCATGTAAGCGTCAAATTTTGGGTGAGAAAAATACCCAAGTGGACCTAATGTTCGAATACTACATTCTTTGTCGTAGTATGTTTCGAAGTCCACAGCATATATAATTTTATTCATGTATATTTAAAAAAGTAGCCTCACCCCCTAGGTGATAGAAACCCATAGTCGTGGGGGTGAGGCTTTATTTTGGTGGGGGGCTTTTATGCGGTTACCCCCGAGGCGATGATCAATAACCAGCAAGCATACGAAAGTCGCCGCCGCATTACCCTGTCCCAAAAATTATTTCAAGTCTTCAACGATTTCCGCAACTGCGATTTCCGTCTGCTCAGGTAGAGCTTTAAAGGCGTCTTCAAGAGAATCCAATACAACATTTGACATTTGTAGGTCGAGTTTCGATGTTTCAATTGCTTCCTCAATCCGTTGGATTAGTTCGCGCATTTTTAAAATCTCAATCTCAAGGATCTTTCTCCTGTCTTGTGGGCTTGGGCTGACCTTACTCATGTCCTAAATACCCCCCTACAAAATCTAAGACTTCTTCTGACGGCTCTTCGTTCGTAATCGCCAAAGCTGGTGCATACCAACTATACTTACCCCTAGTAATAAGAGTGGATTTAAAATTCCAAAGTCTCTTATGTATCGGTGTTTTCTTGTTGAACATCGCAAAGGTAGCGAGTCTTTTAAATGTTTGCCGATATGCATCTTTAGCTACGTTGATTCGCCCAATGGCGTAATTAGATTTACCAAGTGGAAAGGGGAATGTTTCAGAATCATCTTCTCCACCTTTGAACAATAATGTGATCTCAGCAAATTCCAAGATTGGATATTCACTATCCAAAACTAGTTGAGCCTTCTCATCTTGAGATGTTGCGATTCGAGGCATTTCATCATTGTCGAAAGGAATATCCTCCCGCCAAGATTTTACGGCAGACATCGGCACAACAGGAATTGCTTCCTCCGGTGCAGAAATTACGACACGCTTATCAAGAACTAGGCTACCGTATGGTGCTGGTTCCCCGTCGGCCCCAAAGATGTCACTAGTCTTTTGGACTACGTTTACCCTTGGGATATCGATGTCACTATGGTCCAACGTATCAGATAGCGATGGAGTTGATAGGCTGGAGTTTGGAGCTTCAGCAAGCTCATTTGGTTTCTTACTCATGTTTCTATGTTTCTATGTTTCTATGTTTCTTTGTTTCTGTTTTTTGCTCACGACAAAGTTCGTCGAGGAGCGGATTCTTCAATAATACCTGAGTCATTACAGGCATCTAAAAATTGATCAGATTGTCTTTTCTTCTCACCCTTATCAGCCGTGTCTCCAACAGCCTTCGCAATCTTGGCGAGCGGCAGAGATACATGGCGTAAAACTTCTTCACTATCAACCCCAAAATCTCTAGCAATCTTTAAAAATGTATCTGAGTCGGTCACGTTTCTACGACCCCTCATAGTCTTAAGTCGAAGGTTGGGGTATTCAACCCCATCTTCGGCTAATTTAATCGCCCTCTTTTTGAAACGATCTGCCCAGTTAGTGACGATCTTTGCAATCATATAGAGCTGTTCGACTACTTCTGGGTCTTCGACTGTGTCTAGGTCAACGTCAGGTAATTGGGGGTCTACTTTTTTAGCTACTTCAACGACTAAACCACCGAGAGCGGGGCAGGTATCTTCATGCTTGCAGAACCTGCAATCGACAGTGGGGGTCAATTCTTCCAGACTGGGAGTCCCCGTCTCCCATTTGGGCCGGACCTTCTCAGCTTTTAAAATAACATCAGACAACTCGTCGATCAGTTCATCAATGTTTCCCCGATTAAAAGTATCTGACAAAATCTCATTACGTTGAGGGACAAAGAATACAAACTCAATAGAGGTGAGTTCGGGGTATTTTTGGAAACACCCTAACGTGTAAGCCTTAGCCTGAAAGTTTTTAGCGGGTGTATCTATCTTTGAGATTCCCGTCTTGTAGTCAATTAACACACCATCCTTGTTGTCAAATATCACAAGGTAATCGCAGGTTCCGTAAGTCGAAGTGCCGTTTAGTTCAACGTCGAGTTGAATTTCTGCGTGTTCTTCAGTAAGATTTCTCCCAGATTCGTAAGCGGATAAGTATTCTTTTTGATCAGTCAGTATCTCGTTATATATACTGACCTCTTCTTCACTCTGAAGATTGGATGGGTCTTCGATCTCCAATGCTTCGTGTATTCTAGTCCCCATCGCAGCGGCTGCGTTTGTCCCACTACGACCTTCATAGCCAGAGCATCCTGCCAAATATTTCAGTTGACTAGGAGAGAACTCAGCGTGTCCTCTGTCTGTGTGATTTGGTGTGACCATATCGGGAACATGGCAGACCCGAAAAGTTACTCAAGAACTTTCTTCAATTTTTTTCCCTTCCCAAATATAACGGGCAATCAGGAACGCATCAATCATTCCATCGTGGGGAGTTCTACACCTTTTGTTTTTTAACCAGTTCTCATCTGGCGCTATAGCTTCAGCCTTGGCGAGAGCGGTTTTCTTAGTCGTCCCTTTCGGTCGAAATCCTAAGATCGCCTTCTGCCACTTGTGGACTGAGACACGGCAGACATCGAACTCACAAGTCTCTGCCATGCCGAGAAGTTTACCAAAGCTTAACGCCATTGAGCGAACAGCTTGGGAACTTTTCGCGTGAGCTAGTGGCTCTTCGATAGCGAGTAAGAATGGGGTGTTCAAATACACTAACCACTTCTTAATTTCTCTGACATCAATCTCACGCTTCTTTGACATCTGCTTTGTGGGCATCGCAATCTTATCAATGATAAAACCATGATCAGAGATAGCGACGAGTCCACCGTCTAATCCGTTATCAACTCCTACAATCACAGCACGTTTAGCGTGACAATTAAGCCATCGCCTGTTGCGGGGGTGTATTTAAATACGTTCTTCTTCAGTTGTTTTAAGAAGAGGATCTCCCTCGCATTAGACGGAACCACTTTATAGAACGCGCCTTCAAGTTTCTTAACACTAAAATCAAAGTCGCCGTCATCACGCTCCGTTCGTATTAAGACTTCTGGATCACTTACCACTTCTTTGTTATCAAAAAATTTCATTATTTTACAATACTAGTATCGAGGAAACAGGGGGCAAATTCACCTAAGTCAACATCCATTAATTTTTTAAGTGCAAACTTAGCGTCCTCTTCGGTTAGTCCATGTTCTGTTTTAAGAATAGTTATAGACATTGCACTAGAATAGCAAGCAATAGGTGGCTTATCCATCTGTTCCACCACACCCAACAAAGCTTCTTCAAGTTGCCCAAAAAATATTATTTCAGATAGATCATCATCTTCATCAAATAAATTTTCGGGGGTTGATTTGGATCTGTTAGAATAAGGATCTTTGTTCGGGCTGTAATCCCATGAGAAAGAATCGAAACTGTTAATCATCGCCCTGAATATCAATTATGGTTCCCTCACCCCGATCCGCTTTCTTGTTATTTAGGATCGAGATGTCTATCTGCATTTTACTAGCAGCGCCGCCTCCGGTCTTAGAGTTGAGACCTAAATTTCTCCGTATCAATTGGTCAAGTTCTGAAAGCTCCCTCACATTTTTAGGCGCGTTAATATTCTTCATCCCATCTCGTGCCAGTCGGATTGCCGCCATCGCCATATAGTTCTGATACTTATCGGCGGGGCTTGCCTGACTCTCAGCAATCTCAAGGATGTCTTGTTCCTCCTTGATTCGTGCATCGTGTTTCGCTCGCATTACAGCCTCATCTGTCATGTTCTCTAAGTTCTGCTCGATGGGTGTTTCCTCACCTTCAATTTGCTCGTTCCTAACCAGACCTGACTTCTTAGCGGGGATGCCTCTTTTCTTAAACCATCTCCTGACTGTCCCCGCATGAACGCCTAATTCCTTCGCGATAGCTGCCGTCTTCCAATCAGCTCGATACATTTGCACAGCACGTTCTTGAATTTCTTCTTTAGGATTCCCACTCATGTAGATATATTGTGTAACAACATTATGGCTTTAAACGAAGAGCGGAGCAAGCAGTTACTAGAACCCCGTATTGATGCGAAGACTAAGAAGATGGATGTTGGAGGGTTTCAAATCCCCCCAACTAGTTTAATCACTGCGCTTCTCTATGGGTTTGCGAACCACGAAACTGTTGTTGCTCGCGAATATTACTTCTGGAGAATTTGTGATGAGCTGTTCAACAACGAAGAGTTACCAGAAAAACTATGCGTCAAACACCCTTGGGCAGAGTTGATGATACGGGCGGCATTAGAAAATAAATATCTAGCCGTCGGAGGCTCCGCATCTTCGGGTAAGTCACACACTATGGCTGCTTGGGGAATCGTTAACTGGTTATCTCAACCCCAAGACACTCTGGTCCTGATGACATCCACCACGCTTCGTGAAGCTCGCAAACGAATCTGGGGTAGTGTGATGTCTCTCCTGTCCGTGATTGATGATGCACCAATCAAGATTCGGGATTCAATAGGGAACGCAGCATACATTAACGAGAAGGGAATTCTAATTGAGCGGGCAGGACTATCTCTGATTTCAGCGGAGAAGAGTAAGACTAAGGAAGCTGTGGGTAAGTTTATCGGAATCAAACAGAAGAGAGTGATACTCATTGGGGACGAGCTATCAGAATTATCTGAAGCAATTTTGAACGCTGGATTAACTAACTTGTCTAAGAACCCTTCATTTCAAATGATCGGGATGAGTAACCCCAACTCAAGGTTTGATGCGTTTGGTATATGGTCTACCCCCAAAGATGGGTGGGACAGTGTAGATACTAACACCGCAGATGGGTGGGACACAAAATGGAATGGCAAGTATCTACGGCTAGACGGAGAGAGATCCCCAAACATTTTAGCTGGGGAGGTCATCTATCCGTGGCTCCCCACACAAGAAAAACTTGACGAAGATAAAGCTTTGTTGGGTGTAGAGAGTAGGGGCTACATGCGAATGGTTCGCGCTGTATTTTTTGATAGTGATGAAACCACGGGCATATACACAGAGAATGAACTAACTAACACGGGAGCTTTAAACGCAGTTGAATGGAGGGGTGCGCCCATTAATTTATGCGGTATAGACCCCGCATTTACTAATGGTGGTGATAGAACCATACTTTACACAGCTAAATGTGGCTACAGTGTCTCTGGTCAGTATGTGTTGGAGTTTGGTAGAGCGATTCATCTTAATGATGATGCGACAAATAAAGCAGTCCCTCGAACCTACCAGATAGTGAGACAGATTCGTGAGCATTGCGAAAAGCTAAAGATCCTGCCAGAGAATGTCAGCGTCGATGCCACTGGAGCGGGTGCGCCCTTTTGCGATGTCCTCGCTGGCGAGTGGTCGAATCGATTTATGCGTATTTCTTTTGGTGGTAAAGCTAGTGATAAGCGAGTTAGCGCGAATAGCCAGATGATTGGGACTGAACTCTACGTTAACAGGGTTTCAGAACTGTGGTTTGTTGGGAAAGAATTGATGAGGACACGGCAGGTTTATGGAGTGAACAGCGATCTCGCCCAAGAAATCACAGCGAGGAACTACGATCATGTGAAAGGATCGACCCTCCGAATGAAGATAGAATCCAAGCCAGAGTTCAAAGCCAGATTCGGGAGGAGTCCCGACCTCGCCGATGCCGCTTTTCTTGCTCTCGATTGTGCGCGTCAAAGACTGGGCTTAGTAGCCGTAGATCCACCAAAGGACGGGGATAAACTGCATAACGGACCTAGACGTTCGATGAAGTTTTTGAGTGGGGCTTTGCAGAATCCTGATGCCACGCTTGTCGATTGACTTTCCCCCACGCAGAACGTATAATTTTAATCAGACTATGAGTGTAAAGAAGTTTCTAAAAGATTTTATAAACGTAGGCACGGGTGGGAGGAAATCAGGTGGGGCGAAAGAAGTTGCCTCAGAGCCAGATAAAGCCTCATATCTAAGAGATTTTTTAACCGTAGGTACGGGTGGGCGGAAATCAGGTGGGGAGAGAGAAGTTGAACTAGAGCCAGAAAGCTCATTACCTCCAGATGCTTTAAAACAATTACAAGATTTCTTAGGTAAGCCAGAACCTGAGTCAGAACCTCCAGTAACCGAAATCGCTGGGTCAATGTATAATCCGTGGTCTGCGATAATGGCAATACCTGAAATGGGAAAACGGGCAGTTGATCTCGGCGAGACCGCATTCGATATCAAGGATAACGTATACGATACCTTTTTTAATACGAAGGTTAACCCAAAAGCGTCAATTTTTGATGCTAGTGAACCAATCTTTATCCCTAAAAACAATGATGCTCTTAAAGATAAGCTACTATCTTCAGAGCCACAAGTTAAGTATGAACCAGCGCCAACTTTAGAGAACACTCAAGGAGTGGGGGCGCGGGCAGGGTTTGGTAAGGGCCAATTAACAGGATCTCAATCAGATCAAGTTGAAGAGAAGTATCGAGCAGATCTTGAGAAAGCTGAGTCTCTGACTGGAAAAGAAAAAGACCTCGCCATTTACGACGCTGAAAAAGCGAAGCGTAGTATGGTAAGTGGGTTCAGGGGGTCTAACACGGTAGTGGCGAGACCTTCAAATACAATGGCTAGAGCCAACACAGTGACAGGGGGGCAAGGAGTTAATATTGGTGGTGAAGTTAATATTAGTGGGGGCGATCAACCCCAAGATATTAGAACAACAAACCTCCCCCCGAACCCCGCCGCGAAAGAAGAGGGTATGAATATCACACGCGATGATAAGGGAAGCACTGTGCTGGGTGATTATAGCACTATAGGATATGCTACAAAGCCCGCAGAAAATTATGGGGAAGATCCAATGCTCGGTGAAAAAGGAACCATTAGTTCAGAGGGTTACGATTTACCATATAAGGTGAGGCGTTCTGCTGCGGAAAGAGTTAAAATTAACAGAAAAGAAAGAGGAGAAGCCGCAGAAGAATTCAGGAAAAAAGAAAACTACGATGCCTTCTTTGAGAACAGTAAGAAGACATTGGGGACAACTGCTAAAGGGTTAGGCGTAAATAAAGGACAGGCAAGCTTATACGCTCCCAACAGGGGGATGAGGAAAGCGAAGAAAATGATGGATGCGGGATTCCCTAAAGTAGCCAACATGATTGCTGGTAATTGGGCCATGTCTCCTGAATCGGACTCTCCGATTATGAATAAAGCAATGCGTGATCGACTCCTGAATTCTGCCGAGGAGGCAGAAAAGATGAGGAGAGCTAATAGTAAGATGGAACAATTGATGACGGAACAAAAGAGAATGAAGTTGATGGAAGAAATAAATAAAGGTGCTGACCCCAAAGAGGGAGTGGGGAATCCTACAGCTTCACTAAACCGACAATCTTTCTACCCCCAAGCAGGACGAAACCCATTTTTCCCAGAGAGGGTGAAATTAAACTCATCTAAACTTAGCGTATAATGTTTGACCCAATTACTGACCCACTGAACGACTTGGATTATAATAGGGACATTGCGTCTCAAAAAAATGAGTTCGGACTAGCTGGCATGACCAGTAGGCAAGCGGCTTATGTCAATGCGGTTAGCGACCGACTTTTAGATCCTCAACGTAAGAGGATGTTCGCTTTAAATAATCAATTTGAAAAAAGTAGAGCCGCCGATCTTGCGTTTGCGAAGGGGCAGCTTGAAATTGACCAGAGGAAAAAAGAGCTTAAAAGAACTCAAGAAAGTAATCTTAGAATGGACGAGGTAATGGGCCAATTTAATGAGGTTGCTAATAATGAAAGCCTAACACCAGAACAACAGCAAGCGGAGTTTGGTAGAATTCAAATGACCAACGCTCAAACTTTGGCGGGGTCTACTTTTGGTAGTGCGTATATGCAGGGTCTTAACAATTTCTTAATCCCTCAATTGAAGCGACAAGCGGAAGACAGAGCTTATCAGCTTGGGGTTGATAAAGAAATAGGGCGGGAACAAAGAGCCGTCGAACGGAAAGAGCAAGACACTTCAGCAGCAGATTATCTCATAGCGCAGATGGCTACCGATCCCAATCAAGCTGAACTTATCTTGGATAAAGAAAATCCAACGGCTCGCGACTTGGCTATGGCTGATGCCGCAAGAGTTGTAGCTGCAAGGAGTAAACAGAAATTAGAACTGGATGAAGCTAAAAGACAGGCAGCACTAGAGAAGGCTCTCCTTGATCAACAGAGAAAAGATAATATCACTATGGCAGATGACGCCATCGACTCTTTTGAAAAGGCAATATCGGCTGTGATGAAGATTGATTCCAATTCTGAAGATGATGACGGGATGGTGGAAATTTCTCCCGAAGATGAGGCTTTATTAGAAAGCTACCGAGGGTCAGATCTTCGGTATGGCTCGGGCGAAGAAGATATAATTAGCATCTCATCCGAAGCAACTACACAAGAGCTTATTAAGAAACTTAGACAGGCTCAAAACAAAGCTAGTGAAACAAAGAGGAGTATTTTATCTTCCTCTACCCCATCAGTAAACAGGGGTAATCTTAGAAGTCCACTATCACCCACTGTTGGTGGGGGCTTCCGCAAATAACATATACAAATACATACTGCTTCTGCTATGACAGACCCAAGCGAACCAAACAAATCCTCCCTCACTGAAATTCCGTATTCGGATTGGTCCTTAAAAAATAATTATGATGACCCAGTAGAAAGCTACAGTAGATACACCGACGATGTAAAAGATCAGTATCTTAAGGCGGGGCAATTCAACATAGGTGTAGCACAAGCTCTTGACTCTAGTCTGGTAAGTGTTCTCGAAGAGGAAGGACTTATAACACCGGATAATCAGGATCAAGTTTTTGATAAATTAAATTCTTACCGGTCCTCTTCTTTTGAGGAAGACATTGAATTCATTAGAGAATTCTCAGAATCTAATCAGCCATTTAGTGGTGAAGAAGAGAATGATCTCGCCACATATATGTCTAGCACATACCAAGGAGTCGAATTACCAGAAGATCTCGACCCCACTAAAATCACAGAGGCAGTTAGGAGTAAAAAAGAAGACGTAGTTACTGCGTTATATGACAAAGGAACCATTGATGCTGGTTCTTATATTGACTCCAATGGAGACCGTAAGTTTTTAGGGGGTAGAATCCCAGAGGGAAAGTCAGTAGAAGATGTTATCCTCGATAACAAAAGGTATGGTGTAGTTGCTGAAGACATTCTCAACATCCAAAATAAGAGAACCCGTGTAGCTGGAACGAGTAGATTGGGTTACACCCCTGAGTCCGATAATTACAACTTGATGCAGTATGAAGTTGAAGACCGCTTGAAAGCTTCGGGCATCTTAAAAGAGCTAATAACGGAGGACAGTGATTTATTCGACAAAGATGTAGCCGCCCGCTTTGAAGCATTACGAAGAGATTTTGGTAAAACCAAATCTTGGGACATGTGGGATTCAGCTATCGATAACACTGGGGATGTCCTAGGGGACGTAGCTCAAAGTATAAAGAAAGGTTGGAACTGGATATCTTCAGATGACGAAGAATTCCAACAAGTAAAAGAAGAACAAGAGTTCGAGGAACTCATGGAATCCCACGAGGATAGCATTGATGAGGCTAAAGAAGGTTTACTTGACTACCTCACAAATAAAACAGGTTACGCTAAAGATGTTCTTGAAGACGCAGTGGATGACACAGTTAAACTTTTATCTAGAGGGAAGCATAACGGGGAAGCAGCTACTTTGCTTTACTCGGAAGATGGAGAAGATCTAAGTGACAACGTGGTTAAGACTTCGTTTAACGGAGTATTAGTAGCAGAAGAATTAAACTTCAAACCTGAAGAATACAAACGTGCCTTGTTTCAAGCAGGGTTGACAAACGAACAAGTAGAATTTCAGGAAGCTAATAGAGTCGCGACTAACGAACTTAATTTTTCAAACATTAGTAATGTCTTGGCTAATGACGAAGATCTCGGCGATGATTGGCAACAAGCTTTAATTGCAGGTAAGTGGAATGGGTTATCTAATAATGAGATAACTGAAAAGTTTGTAGCAGAACACAACCCAAGCTTTCGTTATGATGGGTTAGCAACTAGCGTAAAACACGGTGTAACTACACTTGGTTATGGCGTAGCTGCCATGTTCAACTCTGAATGGGGGCAAGATGGACTAGTTAACAATCAAAAAGAAATAGCTCAAAATAGAGCTATGGCTGAAATTTTTGGTGTTGAAATGGGGATGGAACAAGATGCTGCGGAACAACTTGCTCCTATGGCTGTTGATATGATGATCGGCATTGGGGCAACATTACTAACCCCGATTACTGGAGGATTGTCTGCGGTTGGAGCCGCCACATACGCATCTAGCAAGGCAGCAGCTACTGCTATGGCTAGGAACTTAATAAAAACCACGACGTTATCTACCATAAAATCTGCCCCTACCGCAGCAGTAAAAGAAGCGATAAAAGAAACTGCAAAAGTTGGTGTCAAGAGGGCCACGATTGCTAAAACTTTTTACCAAGGAACATTTAGTAATGTTTTAAAACAACAATCTAAACGAGACTTGTCCGGCAAGTTAGTTAAAGAAGAAGCAGAAGACGCAGTCGAAAGGATTCTCAAAGCAAAAACTTTAGGGGCCGATGCTACAGCAGATCAAGTGATGGGTGCTGTAAAAATGTATAACGGCAGAGTTGCAAAGTTTCTTGATGTGTCCACTCCAGCATTCATTCCAGCAGCGACACGCTCTGGGTCGATGAGTTATGGATCTATGTTCTCCACCACCACGGATCAATTAACTGCCAAACACCAAGACGCAGAAGGTAATTGGATCGGAGATTGGAGTGCCGAGAAAGTTAGGCAGGAAGCGCATGGTGTAGCTTTTACAGGGGCGCTAGTGGCAGGAACAACTACAGGTTTAATCACTGCTGGTTTAGGTCAAATAGCTGGTGGTAAGTTTGGGGGTGTTGAGAATGCATACCTAAGAGGAGTAAGTTATAAACAACTCAAGATAGCTACTGATAGAATGATCGGTAGAACATCTTCTGATGTCGCCTTCCAGAAACTTATCAAGAGATCAGTGAGGAAAGTGATGCGTAAAGCTGCCGCTGGCGGTGGGGCGCAATTTCTTAGAGGAGTAGCTGGTGAATCTTTTGAAGAAGGATTAGATGAGTTATTGAATGGTGTAATTCAAGATACATTTACTAACCAGAATACTCCTTTCAGAGAAAGAATAGAAGCTACACTACAGGGCGCAGCTTTGGGTGCGTTTATGGGAGGACTCGCACCTTCAATGGGTGCCGCTATTCGAAACAACCCACTTACTAAAGGGCCACTTGCTGACAGAGATAAGATGCAGCAACTCGAAGCTGACATAATGGAAGACTTCGATTCTGAAGTTGCAAAGGATGCTGAGTTATCTAAGAAGAAAAAAGAACTTGAGGAACTAGCACCCGCTACAGCGCAAGAACTCGACAAGGCTCAAAAAGAATTCGCAGAAAAACCTGCAACAGAAACTACCCCCCAATCTGAAGCTGAAGCTGAAGCTGAAGCACAACAAGAAGCGGTGGCGACAGATCAGTTTGCCGACGACTTAGCTACTAATGAAGCCGCAGCAGCGGCAGAAGCAGAAGCAGATGCGAGGTCAGAAGCTGAAGTTGATGAGATGGAAAAAGCTCTGAAAGGATTGACTCCAGAAGGGCGAATAGAATTCGACAGGGAATTAGAAATCGGTCTTAAAGAAAGTATAGAAGCGTATAGGAAAAAATTCCTAACTAGTTCTAATGATTCAGCCGATGGTAATCTCAGTCCCGATTCTCCCAAAGGTCACCCACACCATGTGAAACAAGTAGACCCTAAAAAAGTTTACCAGTCTGCACTCGTCGGCGTTAACAAAAAAGAGAAGACCTATCGTCAGTTTGAAGAAACTCTCCGCTCGATAGACACTGACTCAGTTAGGTATAGGAGGATTGAGGAAGAGTTTAATCTCGCCATCAAAAAACGTAGGGCTTTAAGCCCTGAGAATGCGGATAGGTTAAGAACTAAAGCTAAGTCTGCTTTCGATGCAGCTTTAAACCCTAAGAAAGAAAAGGTAGTTGTTACAGAAGGGGATACGAAAGAGTTAGATAAACTAATAGAGCTAGGTTATCCCGTAAGTTTTCTTAAAGAGCATCTCTCAGAACTTGGGCTTCGCCTACAGAGAACGGACAACGACTACCTTAAGGGGGTAGCGGGTGTTCTAAAGAAAAAGATAAGATCAAGATTCCCTGTTGCGCCAGTTAAAATTAAAAAAGGAAGAGTAAAAATTCCTAGTAGTTTTGCTAAAAAAGGTAGTGTGTATGTTGATGCCAATCAACAAGGGGTATTCAATAACGACCCAGAGGGTATGCTCACCCTACTTCAAAACGGTTTCTTCATTCCAGTTCCTGCACAATATGCGATGCAGGACAGTGGATTGAATCCCGCTTTCAAACTCAAAGAAACTTATGAAGGCAGTGGTTCGTATTTTGTTTCTGATATTAGAGTTCCCCATGCTGGGGGAACTTATTCTGCTTTAGTTAGATTCAACGAAATCAAATCTTTGTTGCCTGACTGGAGCCGACTTAAAGATACTTTAACTGAGCTTGATGTAGCGACAACAACTCAACAAACATTGATGCCTAATGTTGTGGTTGATTCTCCGTTCACGACATCGGAGTCTAATAACAGAAAGCGTGTCACACTTGAAGCGTTACTAAAGGACGTATCTAATTTAGATACAATTAAAACTGTATTGAATTCAGGAGAAGAATTAAACCTCCCCGAGGATTACTTTAACTCAGCAGCTATTGAGTTGAGCAACAGGTTGAAGCTAGATATCTGGAAGTTTTCTAAGAAGATCGAAGATGGGGACGCTGCGGGGGTTCCATTCAATCTATTTAAATCGAAGAACGAAGTTAAAAGTTACTACCAAGAGCAGTATAATCTCCGCGAACAGAACTCAAGACAAGCTATGGTTTCTTTAATGGGGTCATCGGAGAGCCTAAGTCCAGAGGTTCAGGAGTCTATTGAGGAAGAGATAGCTACTAAAGCGGACAGGTCACCTAACTACACGTCATCCATTCCTGAGCTTAACCGTGAACACATTCATTCTTACATTAAGAAGCAAACATTTCAGGGAGTTGAGGCTTTAAAGAATGATAAGACATTAAAAAGCGTAGTGGCTTCGTTTGTTAACAAGCACAAATACAACAACACAGGAGCAGATCAAGTTAAGAACCTTACTGAGAATCAGTTGTTCTCGTCCTTCACACAACTTCTTAGTAAGAGAAAAATATACGGGGACTCAGAATTCACTAACTTCATTAAGAATGATCTTGAGGTTGGTTACCCAGAAGGATTTTACCTAAACAGATCCATTAGGTTATTGGGACTAGGTTTCGGAACATCACACATCAACATTAACCAAGACCCTGAATTCCAAGAGGACGTAAGGAGAGAACTACAAGCAGTTATTGGTAGCCCACTATCCTTAACGAAGGATCAAACTATTGGGTTCTTCAACGATCTTTCTGAAAGCGTGTCATTCCACATGCCTCACGATCTTAAAGATAAAGTGTCGCGAAGAGATGCTTTAAAGAAGAACGCCAAAGAAATTTTAGACATGGGGCTTGAGGGCAACAACCCTGAATCTGTTATCGAGGTGTTACAAAAGATAGCAGATGGATCACTAAAGAAATACAAGCCCCTTAAAGAAGTTGCCAAACTATTACTGCTAGACAAAAGCTTTATTAGAGAAGTTGATTTCTCCATCCTGTCTAATGCATCTGATTACGCTGGTCTGTTCTACATAGATTCAAGAGGAGTCGCCAACGTAGAAATAAACCCTAGTAGGATGGGTGGGAGAGGAGTAGGAGAAACTCTAGTTCACGAATATGTCCACGCATTCACAGTCGCTATGCTGGAGCGTCCTGCCGCCGCTCGAACTAAAGATCAGAATGAAGCGATAGCTACTATACAACGCCTTAAAAGGTTGGTCGTTAAAAAATCCCAAGAGAATGGGGACTATGATGAGTTCATTAAAGATGGAACTCTCAACACTAAAGAATTTGTAGCTTACCTTTTAACATCCACTGAGTTTCAAAAGAGAGTAAGAGGGTATGTCCCCGCTCCCAAAGGATCTAGGGGTGGACTGTATGGTTTCTTCAATGCCATTGTTAAATTATTTGGTGGTCGTAAAGAAGCTATCAAAGATCAAGTTCAAGAAGCTATGGACCTTGCTCTCGACCTCACTGGTAGGGGGTTAAGGGAACCTGCAACAGAAGCAGGATTCAGGAATCAAGTTGCAGATAGAGTTACGGCCACCCGTGACGAACTCAATGCGATGGCGGGTGATAAAGATATATCTGACATCAATGATGAGAGACTCAATAAAGCTGCCAATGATTACACTGCTTGGGCAAGGGGTTATGTCCCAGACGAGATCAACTTAATCGTAGATCCGTTGAGTGAAGAAGTTGTGGGGATTGATGAACAAACAGGCTCAATTATATTTAACCCCAAACGGGCAGCGATTAAACTATCTCAGTTAGTTTCTGATCAGAACATAGATCCTAACAGAAGGACTCACATCCTAGCTAGTATGATCAATGAACAGATTGGTAATGCCGCCGCTCTTCAAATGGTATCTGATGAGCAACTAGCGGAGATAGCTGGGGCCATGACACAATCGGATTTGGAGTCGGCCATAGAAGAAAATTTCCCGCTTGATCAACAAGCAGATTCTTTCGACAAGATAAATAGTTCTGATCCAAGGGTTGTAGCTGCTGAACGAGCAAGGATAGCCACTAAAGTTATGGTTAACCACGCGAGCAAGGCGCTTAAAGGGGAAACCACTAATGAGCAAATTGCTTTCCTTGCGTCTAACCCCACTTTAATCCCTTCCTTTATTAACTACCTGAAGGTTTTAGTTACCAAGCTAACTTATCGTAAATCAATTAGTGACATCTCCCCCGAAATGAAGAACGGGGTCAACAATATTATTAGAGAGATAAGAGCTATGGAGATGGGGTATGCCCCAGCCCCAAGTTCTATTACACACAACCCTAGAAATCCTGAAGAGGTAGTTAACATACTACTTAAGCAGGGCATCAGTTCAAACATGTTAGTTCCTGATGGGGATCTTAACAATGTTACCTCAGAAGAAACTGAGCCTACTATAAATGCTCAAAAAGCGAGAGGTGATACAGACAATACTGAAGATACATTTGCTGATGACTCGCTAATACCTGACTCTCTAAGAGTAACAGGCGGTATGCCCGAAGGGAAAATTGGGAACTGGCTGGATCTTCTTGACGTTCCTTTGATGGAGCTTCACGACTACGACATCCCAACTGAAAATGATAAGGGCTTCAACTTTAAGAAAGCATTTATAAAGCTGTTTAGGCGTAGGGCTGACCGAAGGGTAGTGTCATTCTATGACCAGAACAAAGCTTTCATTCGGGAGACCAAAGGTATTATCTCTGACTTCCAAAATAAATTTGATGCCACACTTGAGTCCGAAGAGGCTAGAATTTCGGAATCATTAGGTAGAGACTACAAGTTCCCACAAGAACTATTTGCTGCGGCGTCTGGATCTAATGCAGGTTCTCAACTGACTGAAGAGCAGTCCGATCTTGTGCAAGGGGAATACCTCTACGCTCTTCAACAAGCCGAGTCTATGACTGGGCGTGAAAAGAAATTAGCAAAAGACTTAGCTGAGAAAGCTAAGAGCGAAAGGATCTTGCAGCTAAGAAACGACAATCGATTAGAACAAATCGCACGTCGTGACAAAGCTTTAGAAACCATAATGCGCACATCTCCCGCACTATTTGAAATAGTTACTGATATGCGTAAGCTTCAGGATCAGCTTTCTAAGAAAGCGATGGATGTTTTTAAGGGGACAATGGACCCAGATGATTTAAAAATCTCATTTGATTTTAACAAGGGTATTTATCTGACAAGGAGGTATCGTATGTTCGAGGATAATAACTTCGCACGTAAACTATCAGACTTAGATGATGATACATACCATGAGCAAAGGGAGAGAGCAGCGGTGTATTTCGCCAGACAAGAAGCTCTCAGTAGGTTAGATGATATCATGGAAGAGACTGGCTTGAATCGTGTAGATGCAAGACAGAAAATTGAAGAAGATCTAGCTAACAAAGATTCTAAAATGATGAGCGATGGTCGGAGGCTTGTTCAAGACTTCATCAATAGCTATTCAAAATCTGAAGTTCGTAATAACCTTCAGATAAAGAACGGGGCGTCAGGACCACAAATTGTTATGCCTGATGGTGGGTTCGATAGTGGTGTTCTCAGCAAATTAATTGGAGACATCAAAGATAAAAATAACATACCTGAACCCATTAGAGAATTGCTTGGGGAGTATAAGGAAGATCAAGGGATAAGGAACTTGGGTGCCACAATGCTGCACACAGCTACCTCTATATCCAACCAATCATTTTTTAATAAGTTAAAAGATCTTGGGACCAAGAGTAATACTCCTTGGTTGGTTAATGAGCAACAGTACGCTGCTGATCAAGCAATGCCACTCGACAGACAAAAGTATTCTGATTGGGTTAAGATAAAGAATGACACAGGTGATTCAGATCTCACTCCCATCAAGGGGATGTATGTTCCGAAAGAAGTCCACAGCAATCTCAAGAAGTTGTTCGGCGACAAGAAAGAAATAATAGATGAGAAGGATCAAGCTTCAGTAGTCCTCGCTGCCCTTGAAAATTTCTCAAAGAAAGCAACAGGCTACAGTTTAGCTATGAACACTCTAGGTTCAGTTGGTTTCTACTTCAGGAACATGATTGGTAATGCTTTATACTTCGGTCCAATGCAAGGATACTACGGTGGTAACGTGTTACTCGCCAAAGAAGTTGGTGGTATGGGGTCAGCAGCACTACAAAAAATAGGGTTGATGGAGAGTGGGAAACTCGCTGAAGAATCTATGATGGTTCGTGCAGCTAAAGGTTCCCGTGCTGAACTTGACTTCGAACTCATCGAGTTGAAAACCATGAACGTGTTCGGAGACGAACTCGAAGTTTCTGCCATCCAAGAATTGCTAGATGGAAGTAAGAAGTTTGAGGATTTAAAAAGAGGAACTAATACGGTATCCAAGCTGGCCAACAAGATTGATAAAACGAAAACTTTTTTGACTGAGAGTGACAAACTTGGATTAGCTTCTGTAGGGATACGAGGTGTTAAGAACGGTAAAGAAGCTCACGATAAACTATTAGCTTTAGGTGGTAGGTTAGCGTCTGCCGCTGATGGTTTCTTTAAGATAGGTTTGTATGAATTCGAACTTGGTGTGCTAAAGAAAGCAGCGCAAGAAGAGATTAACGACAACAACCCTAATGGTGAGTATGGCAAACTCTTAGATGCTAAAGGTAATCCCACACCCGCTATGAAAATGAAAGCGGCTGAGATAGTTAAGGATACAGCACAATCATACAGCAGGGCGCTCCCTGTTGTTCAATCCCTTAGCCAAACTCAGCTCGCTTTAGTGATGGCCCCATTCGTTAGGTTTGCCGCCGATGTCCCTAGGGTGTATGCAAACGGAGTAGCTAGGGTATTCCAAGAGATGGGCTCTGACAATGAAGTTATCAGGAAGCGTGGGCGAAAAAGATTGAGGGGGTTAATTCTGACCACGGCTGGAGCAGTAGCTACTACGAAAGGAACCGTCGCTGTTCTCTTCGGGTTGTTTGAAAGTGAAGATGAAGAATCTGCTTTGAGAGCTATGCTTCCTGACTGGGCCAAAGGTAACAGCCTCTCCGTATTTAAGGATGAAAACGGCATATACCACACGGTAGATTTGACTTACCTAAACCCATTTGCAATCATTCAAGATCCCATATTCAGGTCGATGGAGAATTTACTTGGGGGTAAGGGTATCGTTAAGACAATGACCACTCTTCTTGGGCCAAGCGAAGGTCTCTTGAAGCCGTATGCAAAATCACAAATTCTTGCTGGGGGAGTAGCTAGATATGTCCTCAACGAAGATGAGTATGATAATCCTATTGCTCTCGAAGGTGATGGACTGAAAGGAGAATGGAAAAGATTTTCTGAAACTATCTTAGATGCGTTCACACCACGAGCCGGATCAGCATTAGCTGACTCATATCGCATTATGAACGGAGACAAAGTTGATAAGATGTTTGAGCAATCTGCTTGGGGTCCACTTCTTAAAGAGGTTCTCCCCATAAAACCATATCAGCTTGACCTCGACAAGGGTATGAAACGGTTCATGTCTAAGCACAAATCTGCTTACACTCAGAACAAACGTAGGATTGATAACCTTCTTACTGACGAGGGTAGTGTTCCTCTTGAGAAACTAGCAGATGCTTATGACGATATGGTCAACCTTAGTAAGAAGCAAAACTCAGACTACTACAAAGTAGTTAACGGCTTCATAGGATTGGGCATCCCAAAGAAAGACATCGAGAGGCAAGCCAAATCAAAAGGGTTTGGTTCTCTCCAACTCAAGATGAATAAGGTGGGTATGATGATGCGTCCTTCCTTAAACAAAGGGGCAGTGGATAGAGCTAAACAATCTTCCGAAGGCAGGAAGAGAGTTAAGTTCCTGCAAGAACACATTCGAGTGAATCACCCAGACAAACGAATCAGAATAAACTAATGAAGAAAGAAGAATTCAAACCACATAATATGTATAACCCCAAAACAGGGGAGGCAGTCTTAGCTAAGACATACGAACAACACCTCAAACTAAAGAAAATGAAATACGGACACAGCAAACCAGCCAAGAAGAAAACGGCTAAGAAGAAAGTAGCAAAAAAGAAGGCGGCTAAACCTAGCCGCACCTCTTTTGCTGAGAATGTTGAGAAGCGTATGGGCTACTAGTCTTTGTGATCAGTAGATAACCTATAATAAGTTTCAATCTCATCCAAGGGATCAGTCAGTGGATCTGGCTGCTCCCTTTTTTCTTGTTTCAACATTGCCTTACCTAAGATGGCGTAGTTAATGATGTCTTCGAAGGCATCGTCAACTGACTCATCACTCACACTCAATGCACCATCGTTCGTGAACGTCCGAATCCTTTGGATCTTATCCATTACACGCATCAGGATTCCGGTTACAGGATGCACACCAAGGTAAGTTGCGGATCGGAAATTAGCAAAGACATCCTCCGCTTCTTTCCCCCCTGTATAATCAGAGTTCTTACGCTCCATTATGCGGCGGCATTTGTTGCATGTATTCTCATGCATCTTGAGTAGTTCTTCTTGAGTCATGCTGCTAGTTCGGCTTGGGTTATTCTTGCTATGGCATCTCTGATTTCAAAGAAGACCAACTCGTCATGGTTACCTATCAGAGTTTGGAGTGTCCTTATAAAGATATCAACGTGCTTCGCTTGATGCCCTCGGACACATCGTATGCTTGCCGATGGGGAGAATGCAATGATAGACCACCCCGATGGGTTGTTTATGTGGTTGTCCCTTTTGGATTTCAGAGACAGTTTTATTTTCTCACCGTCGAAGTAATCTGATTCGAGCATCAGATCTGCGGTGAAGGTGTTCGTGGGTTCATTCATAATGAGTAGTGTTCAGGATACAGGGTTCAGATTGGTGGATCGTTTTCATGTTGGCAAGCTTACGATCAATAGCTTTCATTACGTATTCCTCAATGGAATCGTGGGATAACAGGACACGTTGGAGAGCATCACTCTTCGCCCCGTTTCGGTGGATGCGCCCGATTACTTGAGCGAATTCTTTGGCGTTAAAACTGGGAGAGATCAAGGAGAGGCGGGGTCGATTGCCGTGAGTGTCGTGGAGAGAGATGCCTGTCCCCCCAGTGGCGGCGTTAATCACTAGGATATTTATCTCATCTCGTTGGAATGCATCGATCAATTCATTACGCCTAGTTGGTGGGGTCGAGCCGTCAATATAATCACACCCAATCAGGGCAGATAGATCCCGAAGCGACTCACTGAAATTCAGAAAGACTACCACGTTATGTCCTTCCTCGACGGCATCCATTGCCATCGTCGATATGTCTTTGATCTTGAGCAACTCACACTCCTGCCTAGCTCGAAGGATCTTCACGATCATCGGATCGTCATCTTCTTCTTGGGCATTCATCAATCGTTCGGAGATCTTCCCGTCTTCGATGTAAGACTTCACATCCTCGGCAGACATATTCAACTCCTTGTATGCCTTGTTGATCTTGTTGTTCGCCGTGAATTCGATGGGGTCTACGAGGACTCGGTTGTCTTTAAAGGAGTCAGGGAAATCATCAACGGTAAGACCGTGGGTCGATGTCCCATACATTGCATTCCTCAACCAGTTCAATGCGAACCTCGGGTCTCTCATTTCATACCCACCCCAATGTCCCTTACCACACTTCAGCATTGTCATCCATTTGAAATAGCTGGGCAGGTTCCCCCTCGAAACATCGTTCGAGTGGAGCTTCAACATATAACCCAAGGGTCTCATCTCCAATGGAGAATCACACGGGGTTCCACTCATACCATGCACTCGGACTCCCTGTTTCACCAAAGCAATCAGGAGGTTGGCGTTCATAGTCCACGGTCCTTTGAGTTTATGAATCTCATCGACAAGCATGAGTGTCTTGGGTGGGAGCTTCCAGTTGTATGTCTTCTTCCCTATCTTACTAACCCATTCACTCTTACCCGTCCTCAACTTCTCGACATTGAGGATGAACAGTGGATCAATACCCACTTCCTCAAGCTCTGACTTCCATGTTGGGAACACTGCCTTGGGACATAGCACTGCAACGTGATCAATCTCGCCCTGCTCAAGTAGAGATAGGGCGACTTGAGAGCCAACCACAGTCTTACCAGTTCCCATCTGCGAGGAATCAAGCGTGTTCCTACCGTCTTTAATAACAGACAAGAAGAAGTCAGCGGCTTTTCGCTGGGGTTCAAACAGAGTCTTCATGTCTCTTCCTGATCCAAGTTACTCCACACCATTCCATCCATGCTCCTGTCCCCTTGTTGAGGCACAAAGTATATGGATCATCTTTGATTGGCTGGGATATGCTTTGCCTCACCTGATCGTTGAAGATCATGCGTTGCAGTGGCGTGTGTTCACTCAAGCGTGGCACTTTTCTTTTATTAAGTATATTCATTATCATCTTCATCTTCTGTTCCTAGTTGACTGGCGGCTGCCAGCGTTTCAATCACCTCAAGGCACTCTTTCAAGGTAGGGTTCCCATCAATGTGGGTCCACTCGCCCCCGCTTTGCTCCCAGATCCCCCACCTGTAGTCAGATGGGGTAGATCCGAGGGGGATAAGTTCGGTTATGTCAAATGCGCCGAGTCGGTGGATGTCCTCCACTCGGTAGTGCGACCGACACATATCATGGACCTCATAGAGTCCTTTAGTCAGTCTTCTTACTAGCATCAGGGTTCATGTTTAAGGGTTCAAGATTCACGATGCGCGTGATCTCCCGATTAAGATCGTCACGTTTATTACTTACGCGAGTGATCTTTTGATTTAAAAGAGCCACCTCATCGTGAAGTAACTGCACTCTAACTTGCTCGGCCTCGGTGAGGTGTTTAATTATATCATTCATGGTTTATTTGTTTGGATATTGTTGGTGGCACTCGGGGCATTTGTATGACACGAACTTATCAGCGCGGGATACTTCATGGCAAAGTGGGCAATACTTTAGTTGCCCAAACCCCATGTCCTCTTCTTCGATGGCGAAGAGGTCATCGACGATTGACTGAAGGACTAGCTTAGTCTCCGCAGGAATGTCCTGCTCTGATATCTTGGAGCGGATCTCTTTCGCCGACAGGGTTCGCCCCCTTGGGATACGCTTTTCCGTACGCTCGGCGGGTTTCGAGACTCCACCCAAAAGAGATGCAATCTCAATCGAGTCCTCACCCTTATGTCGCTTCTGTCGAAGCACGAAACGAGGGGGTAGGTTCGGGTGAGGAACCATCGACGCGAGATAATCTTTCTCGCCTATCTTTATCTCCCGTATGACGGGAACTTCTAGTTTAGTTGCCATAGTATTTAGGTATTTAGTTGAAGCCCAAGGTATCAGGGCTGGGTTGGTTGTCAATTCTTTCCGCTGCGGATGCGTTTGGTTTCCTCATACACTTGGCTCGCATAATCAACGAGGAGTAGGTAATCCCCATCGATCTGGTTCACGGGCCGGAGATTAAATCGCTTCATCACTTGATCATCGACGTAACAGGTCTGTTTCCAAGGTGATAGATCAGCGGCTACCGCATCGGCGGCAATCTCTTCGATGATCGTTAACCTCCGAATGTAATTTGCATACCGACTTAGTTCGTGGTCGAACGATGCCCCAGATTGGAAGAAGAACAGGACGAGTGTCCCCGCGAAAAGCAGGGACACTACGATGAGCGTGATCATTATGATACGTGTTCGAGTTGAGCTTCAAGCGAGTGGATAATTTTCCAAATCCGATTCGTCTCCTTCTCGCACTCCTCCAACTCATGTTGAAGGATGGTCTCCTGCTTCTTCAAATATTTGAGGTCAGCATTGAGGTTCTCGATGATGTCATCAATGCGAGCAACGGCTGATTTTGCACTCACTTCCTGCACCTCACCACACTTCAAGGCGCGGGCCAACGCTTTGTCTTGAGATGAGATCGCACTACGTATCACATCATCCTTGGCTACCCATCTATCACGGTGGTATTTGGTGGGGAATGCAAAATACTTGGGCGAGTCACCACAAATAGATGAGATGGTTTCTTCATGCCCGTAGGCGTGACGTTTTCTTCTTTGTTTTTTCATTTGTTTATTTTGTTGGTTGGTAGTTGTTTCCTGATCCGCTTTGCAAAACGGTATTCTTTCTCGGCGACCATGTAGTCGGCGATGTCATTCGCCTTTCGTGCTTGCTGATCCACCGGAACAGTTCTCATGTGGCGCATACTCAAAGCTTGGGCAGCGAAGTAATCATGGAGGTCTATTCCTTTATGGCTTAATAGTTTCATTTGTTCTTTCATGTTTTAACTCAGGCTGATTCCTGATTGCTGCACCCTGTATCAGGGTTCAAGGTGCAGGGGTCAGGGTTCAAGGGGTCATAGTCTATCTTCCATCATTCCCCACAAGTTATCCGTGATATGTTGGAGGGTTACGTGCGAGT